AGGCCGTAGGAAAACTATCGCCGTTAATGTGATAATCAAGTGCCGCACCCGTTCTCGTTTCCAGACTTTGGCTTCCAACACAAATGAAAGCACCCGAAGCGTTGTTGTTGAGGCTGAGTGTACTGAAACTGCCCTGGCTTGATATACCCTTAGCTCGAACTTCCGTTGCCCTAGATATAACAGGGGTTTCTATGCCTACCTGACGAGCAGACAAAAAATATGACGCCGAATTATATCCTAAACTTTCACGGCCAAAAGCAACGTGCCAAGGATTACCATCGAAAATATTTGTTGCTTGAAGCGACATGCTTAGCGGTGCACTAACTGTATCATTTTTAGTATCGCTCGAATATACGAAAACGCTGCCTGTTGCACCAGTATTCACATCGGGCTTAAACGCTAACACGTTGGTAAACACACTTGGTTTTACTATGACGTTTCCGTTCGATCCCGTCGAAACAATTCTAAACAAGGATTGGGTCACAAAGTGTGAACCAGTAGCCAAAGTAGNAAACNTGTAGATGCCCTCAACAGTAAACGAGCCGCTAGTCAACAAACCATCATTTGCATTATTTGTGCCGGTATTGGTCAACGTTCCTTGAGGCGTAGGTGCCCCCGGCTCTATCCTTGACGCGCTAAGATAAATGCTGCGAATAACCGGCTTATCGGTCGCAAAACCAGCTGAATCAATTGCGGTAGTACCCGCAATTGAACCACTGAAGTCCAAGAACTTCAAGTCTATTACTTGGTTTTTCGTTNACGTCGCAATGTTATCAACATTGCGACCACCAAATTCAACAGTCCTAAACACCTTTTGATNCTCAAGACCAAGCGTATTTAAGATGCCATTCACTGCCGCTCGTGTTCCTTTTGACCTGATTATCTCAGGAAGTGATACAAGTATCCTACGCCAAAGCTTGTTTTGGGCATCGCGCATCGATTCGGGCGAAAGACCCGATGTAACGCCAACGTTTTGTGCCAGCAAGAACTGCGCGAACTTTGCAGCAGTGAACTGTGACGGTAGGTTAAACCCCATCTGCTCTGCACGCGTTACAAGAAATGTATCCGCTAGCCCTTCATTTGCATCGTATTGCACGTTATCAAACTGTGAAAATTGATCAATGTAAATCTTGAGTTCGTCAAAAAACTTGCCGTACATAAACAGGAGCGACGCGATGATCTGCGCCGATGGAATCTGTGCGCCACCCGGAAACGCGGTATTGGCGAATATGGCCTCGCCAGCATTTGCATCTTCGTCTGCGAATCCTTCCGCTTGCGCGGCCTCGAGAAGATAGTGTTGTGGCACAAGTCGAGTTATGAGGTTCGGGTTGTTGGCGTCATACTGGCTCGCGGACGTGAGAAGAGTGCTGTTCAAACTCACCGTAGTGTCAAAGCCTGGAAACAATATTGGGTTATCTTCCGGTCTTTCCAAAACCATCGGATTCGTGACGTCAGAAAACGTTAACACATCCGATGCATCCTTACCCCTTAATATTTGTGCGGCGGCCTCAGTAGATATTGAACCGTGTAATGAATTACCACTTGAATCCAACACAACCGCGTTTCCACCGTAACTTCCTGTTGGCGCGTTAAACCTGTAATAGAGTTTCAGGCTACTCGTCGGAAAGATGTTTTGGGTTGCGTAATTGCGTTGATCAGCCAAGGACCGCGTAACGTGAAACACCCTTAGTTCATCGATGGCACCCGATAAGATTGTTGTGGTCCCCGTGTCGGTGCCCGTGGGGGTGTAGGTAACAAAACCTGGTGAACTGTGTACCGAACCACTTCCGATGTATAGCGGACTCGTCGAAAAGTCTATCTTACCAAACTCAGCAGTTGCAGACGACGTTGCTTGTAATTCTGCCCCCCTATACAGCTTGAGTTTTTGCGCCCCTGGTTCGCGATCGAACGTCGCGATGATGTGTGACCATTTGCCCTTCGGAACAGTCATTGAGGCGCTCAAACCTATTGACGCAGAAGAAACATAAAACTTGATCGTTTGGTCTGTTGTACTCTCTGAACCCGATGCAGCCAACGTAATACCGTTTGAACCAGAAAGCTTTTGAAGAATCACTGTCTTATGTGGTGCGTCTACTGGGGCATAAAACTGCATTTCAAAGGCGATCGACAACATTCCAGGATCAAGAATGCTTTGCCCTGTCTTATCTCTTGAAAGCGTTGGGTAATCAGTCCCCGCAAAATCTTTAACAGTTATTGCACCGACATCGGTCGAGTCGGTCCACCTAGCAAAATTCTTGTACTTTGGAAACTGAGTGTACACATATCTCTCAAAGCCCGTTAAGCTTTGCAGGAACTCTTCTCTCTCAATGAATGTACCGTCGAACGGGTAATGGTTTATAATCCTCTCAAATGCAACGTTGACGTTTGATTCAGCAGAATTGAAGAACGTGTGATTCTCAAACTTAGAAAAATCAAGAGGTATCTGCTGCGTACTCTTTAAGGGTGATCCGGGCGGATCCAATAAGAAGCTGCTTGACATCGCGCCAACCGAGCCACCTATGTCACCCATGGTTAATTGCACAAAACTCTCGACCTCGCGCACGCTCGCGTTTCGAGTAACAGAAGAATCAAAAAGAATCTTTTGGCTCTGTATATCCCTGGCACCCATCAAACCACCTTAAATACTGATGTGGTTTTCAACACCTCTGTTTCACCGCTATCGATTAATTTAAAATCGAAAGTATAAGTACGATCCACGAACAAAGCAGACATATCGAACTTAAAATACATTCCCTCGCTATCTTCAGAAAGCCTTGTGCCGTTATTGCTTTCCGCGAATGGAATTATGATTTTATCTGTCATAACATCACGTACACGATAGTATGCTTTTTCTATGACGGTCGATTTGAGTCTATACGGAAACCTCTTCGCAGTTGTTTGAGCGTTATAATTGGTAATGAAAACGCGAAGTTTAACCTTCTCTGTTTTGCCAAACTCCGACGATAAATTAGTGATCTTGACTCCAAGATTTTTAGGAATTTCGTTAAATCCATAACGAGTTGGAGCCTTAATTGTTAGCGAACCCGTATGAAAACCTATTGATCCAGTTGTGCCATTCCAAAAAGTTGTAAACGAAACGCTACCGCTATCTCTCACTTTCGTTGCAATTGTCTCGCTTCCCGTCACCGTTGTCGTATCACCGCTCCAAATAGCAAAAGAAGCAGAATAAACACCGGTTATAAAGTTATTGAGATCTCCGGCAATCTTGTGTTGGCTAGCCGTTACGTATTTTGAAAACGAGCCGGTTGATAAATGCAAAATCAAAGAATCGCTTCCCGTTACAGATAACAGGTTCGAACCACTTTTGATGTTGGTGGGCCTTCCCCTTTCAAACGAATTGAGAAATATCGATCCACTCAAATCGAAAAAGAAAGATTCATGATTGTCTTGAATTGAATCATCAAAACCAATTCGTAACAACGGACGTAAGAAGACGTTTCTCGCTTGCGTTGAACCAAAGCGCTTCACGAACCTGGTCCTCGTATCGGTTTCTTCACTGGCCGTGAAACTCAATCTAAGCCCGTGATTTGTGAACTGACCTGCAAGACTTGCGGAAACCAGTTTTGTTACATCGATCTTAAGATCTTCATCACCCTCAACAAACGTTTGTTTGCATTCGAAATTTAAGTGGCTGACACCCGTTGAACCTGCGGCGGTGATGGAGCCGCTTGCATAATAATCCGCAGCGTCATCGGCACCAATTGAACCCGATGCGTTCGCTCCACCCGAAACCCACATTGTAGCAACACCCGCGGAAAAACTGCTTGAATACCAGTTCGCAATGTCTATGTCTCTAAACGCCGCGACATCCCTACCGTTTCCCTCATCAAACTTACGCGCCAGCGGAAAAACCGATAATGTGAAATTTGAAGGTACGCCTTGACCTCCCATAACGTCAAACATCAACAATTCAGCCTTGAATGAAGAATTCGTAAAATCAATAGTGGATCGAGTAAGATCCTGGATGGATTTATAATCGAATTTAATCAAGGCCCGTGACAGTTCTATCTTATCTGTATTATAAGGTTCTGCAGTCGTTCCCGTCAGAGTTGATTCATTATAAAGCTTAAAGATATCGATAGTTCCCGCACGACCCACATTTGCGTCCGATGCCGAAAATGAGTTGTTAATAATTTTGTTTGTAATGTACGTATCAGCACTGGCGGTGAATTGTAAGATCATAACACATTTCCAATGATATCGCTATCCGAATATTTTAGTTCAAAAATTGCTCCAGCTGGAGGCGTTATTAATCCATTCATTAAACTTGCGTTTAAATCAAACAATTCTGACGAATAAGACTGTTCATTTTGAGTTCCGAAGAAGTTAAGAAACCTTATAGAAGGTAATGCTTGAACTCCTGAAGAATTTAAGATGGAGAAAATTAAATCAGACTCAATAATGGGTTCGCCCACCTGGAACTTAGAAACGTCTAAAAGTATTTTTAGATTGTTTAGCACCCCCTGAAGTGTGGTTATTTTATTTGCATTAGGTGTCACCCTGATCGTAAACTCTACGCCAAAATTGATTATTTTTGCATCCTTTATGTGAATGGATTCACTGATCAAACGAAACTCATTTAAGTAATTTCGTAAATTAAGCTTAAGTGTATCAGACGCAGTAGCTAGCTTTCCTGAAGAGTCTCTACTTACAATGTACAAGTCGCTTGACAGGTTGTTGTCGGTTGACGGAGTTACACCCGCCCTATAAACCCGACCGAATTGGGCCGGTAACGTATAGATCCTGGCCAACAGATCTTCCCGGGTCACAATTCTGTTTTGAGAATTATTTGCAGAAGAAATCTTGGCTTTAAGAGCTGCCACCGATAAAACATCATCACCACCAGCAGCGGGACTTGGATTTGTCACCGCAACACTGGCTTTTATGGTTTGGATTTGTGGCGATGTTGCCGCTGATGGGAACAAAATGTTCAGTGCTGTAACCTGATTTATGGTACCAGAGCCCACGTTAGTATTGAGCCCACCACCCGCAAGATAATTGATTGTAAGGGAAGTACCGCGTGGCGAAATACCCAAAGAGTTTGAATTTAGCAACGAATTCGGATCAATAGAAAACCTCGAAAACGTTGTTGTTCCCACAAGAGGTAAAGCCAAGGTGGAAGGATCTGAAATTACATTGTCTTGAACCGATTTCGCATTTCCAGATCCAAAACGTAATGTTGTAAGTCGGGTTGTCAAACTTGTGGATTTCGTAAACCGGTAAGGCGCAGGGATTATTTCAAGGTTGGAAGTTGCCTCAGACTGATCGGCTGCTGACTCTGTGGATACTGCTTTAAAAACGTTGTCCTGACTTAAATCATCGACCTCGTAATAAGTGTTTTTGTTTAAATCAACCACGGAAAGTACACTTGAAACATCAGCGCTTGATAGGGTGATCGTTCTAAATGAGACGTGTACGTCTGGAATGCTGAACGTTTGTGCAACAAGCTTTCCGCCAACAGCCTGAAGGGATCGTGAAACTTTAAATGTTGTGGCAGCACCGAGGGTGTCCGTGGTTGCTATCTCAACTTCAGCTATCAATTCGCCCAAAAAATCTGTTGCTGCATAATCAACGTCCTCGATGGTCGTAAACGTAGTACCGTTTGTTGCTCTAAGCGTGGTGCCCATAATAACTTTCGGAAGTTGGTTCGTATCTGGGATGACTTGGCCGGCAACCGATTTTGAACCAACAATGAACGAAAGTTTGACATACGTTGATGCAGGAGCTTTTCCTCGAATCTTAACACCGGCGTTGTTAAGATGCGTCTCGATGTTTGATAACTCAACCGCTCGGGTGTAATTCAATTCGTTAAACTGGTGATCCAGATAAAACGACATGGTATCACCGACCATTGCGGCCATGTCCACGAGCAGCCCGCCCAGCGATGCTTCGGAAAAATCCTGAATCTTGTCAGGATAAAAAATCCTTGCATACTCAATAAGCTGCGCCCTAAACCCATCAAAGTCTCGAGCCAGATAGTTTCTTTGTCTTACGTTTTTTAATTTTTCAGCCACTTACCCACCCGCTTGAAGAGTTATTTCAATGCCCTGCTGACTAACACCTATCGACGGAATGTTGTACGTTATCCTGACGCGCACCATTGCAAGGTCATGTTCGTTCATACCGTCTTCAAATGTTTCAAACGTTAACGGCTCAATGAAAGGCATGTATTTAGATATTGCTTTNTTAATTCGCCTGATGGCGACCCCATCAAAATCCGCCGTTCCCAAATCAAAAAGAAGTGGCCTGATGTTCGCACCGAAATCATACAACCCCAGACGCTCGCCGTGGTTTGTAAGCAACAGGTTCTTGAAGTTGTCTTTGATGTTTTTCAATATATCGGTGTGCATCGCGAACAGACCGCCCCCGGTGCTGAACTGCACCGGTGTCTTAATACCGATGTAACGAGTTCTACCGGTTAGGTCTGTCTGGTCTTGCGCTTCAACGGCCGTCATGCCGACCGCCTTGAAGCTGTATGTCTTATTAGATCCCGCGGGCAAGGTTCACCTCAATAGATAAGTATCACTCAATCGT